ATCCTACCGACATGGCTGCACATGATAGTACAACAACTATACCTGACAGATTTGCTGCAGTTATAGTAGATGGTGCAACTGCATTTATTTATCAATATAGAGGTGAGCTACAACAGTACGGTATAAACTTTGAAAGATTTGAACAAGGTATAAAAAATATGCAGAGTTTATTAGTTAATAGATTTGAATATTTAAGGTCTACTTATATACCTTCAAAAGGTTATGTAGGAAATTCAAAAACAGTATTACGAGTTAATTAATGCCTGATCAGTCACAAGTACAACCGTTTTCTTTTAACTGTGAAGGCGGTTTAGTTTTAAACAAGTCTACGTTTATTATGGAACCCGGACAGGCACTAGAGTTAACTAACTTTGAGCCAGATGTTGAAGGTGGATACAGACGTATTAATGGTTTTAAACCTTACGTGTATCAACAAGTTCCTGAGACTACACTAAGTACTGAGCCTATACTAATGTCTGCACTATTTAATAACTATATTCTTGCTGCTAGAGGTGAGAAGATATATAGTTCAGCTAGTACAACACTAAGTCAAAAGATTGCTTCAGCTACTGGTATGACAGGGTCAGGTACTATTAATGTTGTATCTACTACTTCATTTAGTTCTAGTGGTACTGTAGGCATTAACTCAGAGATATTTACATATACAGGTAAGACAGCCACAACTCTTACTGGTGTAACACGAGCTACTAGTAGTACAACTGCTGCTGCCCACTCAGCATCAGATACTGTATCAGAAAGTTGGACAGTAAGAGATACAGGAAGAACATCTGCTTCTAGATACAGATTTGAAAGATTTAACTTTGATGGCAACGATAAGTTTATTTTTGTAGATCAAGTAAATGCACCAACTGTATTTAATGCATCTCTTTCTGCAACTGATGTTTCTACTTCTTCTGTATCAGGTGCTAAAAACGTAGCTGCATTTAAAAATCATATGTTTTACTCTGGAATGTCGAGTACTCCTCAAGAGATTGTCTTTAGTAAACCTTTTGATGAAGATGATTTTACTTCTGCTGACGGTGCAGGTAGTATTAAAGTTGACGATACAATTGTAGGAATTAAAGTTTTCCGTGAGGATTTATTTATCTTTTGTGAAAACAGAATATTTAAACTGTCAGGAACTTCCAGTACTAACTTTGCAGTTACACCTGTTACTCGTAACATTGGTTGTGTAAATGGAGATACAATACAGGAATTTGCTGGTGACTTAATATTCTTAGGTCCAGATGGACTACGTACTATTGCTGGTACTGCAAGAATTGGTGACGTTGAGTTAGGTACAATTAGTTCTAATGTTCAATCTATATTTAGAGAAAACCTTAGTGACTCAACAAACTTTACATCATTAGTAATACCTGACAAGACACAGTACAGAATATTCTTTTCTAAAGATGGTGGCGCACAAGCTGCTACATTAGGAGTAATATGTGTTTTAAAAGGACAGAACTTTGAGTTTTCACAAATGAAAGGTATACGTCCTAATTGTACAGATAGTGTTGTAGAAGCAGGAGATGTTATACCTGTACATGGTGGTTTTGATGGGTACGTATATAGACAAGACCAAGGTGATACATTTGACGGTACATTAATTCAAGCTAAGTATCGTAGTCCAGATCTTACCTTTGGAGATCCGGGCATTAGAAAACATATGCAAAGGGTAAATATAAATTACGCACCTGAATCAACTATTGACGCAGATATGTTTGTAAGGTATGATTACGAAGATGCAAACTCCACACGACCTGCAGCGTATGCGTTAGATAGTTTAAATGTAGGTGGTGTGTATGGGTCTTCAGTCTATGGCACAGCGTCATACGGTGGTCCTTCATCACCCATCGTTAGAAAATCAGTAGAGGGTTCAGGCTTTGCTGTAGCATTAAGAGTAGAAGATGGGGCTAATTCAACTGGTCCATATTCATTAAAAGGATTTCAAATGGAGTTTCAATTAGGGGCTAGAAGATAATGGGTGCAACCTATACAAGACAATCAACTTACGCAGATGGAGATACCATAACTGCGGCACATACGAATGATGAGTTTGACCAACTCTTAGCTGCTTTCGCATCAAGTTCAGGACACACTCACGATGGTACAACAGCAGAAGGTGGTCCAATAACTAAACTACTAGGTAACACGCTTACATTTGGCGCGGCTACTTCAGGTACAGATATTACAATTACCTTTGATGGTGAGAGCAATGATGGTGTACTTAAATGGATGGAAGACGAAGACTACTTTGAGTTCTCTGACGACATACTTGTAGCATCTACAGAAAAAGTACAACTTCGTGATACAGGCATATACATATACTCATCTACTGATGGACAGCTAGATGCTATTGCAGATGGTGAAGTGGCTATTACATCCCCTATAGTAGACATTGATGCCTCTACAGGTATTGCCCTTGATGGTGCAAACCTTAACTCTACGTGGACAGTTAATGCAGCTAATAAAATACAGTGGCGTGATTCTGGGTTGTACATCAACTCCAGTACAGATGGACAGCTAGACATTGTAGCTGACACAGAAATACAGATAGCAGCTACTACTATAGATATAAATGGTGCAGTTGATGTTAGTGGTGAAATAGCTGCAGCTTCCTTAGACATATCAGGAGCCATAGACATAGATGGTACTGCAAACTTAGATGTCGTAGACATTGATGGCGCAGTAGATATGGCATCTACACTTACAGTTGCAGGGGTAGTTGACATAACTGATACTACAGATTCTAGTGACGCTACAGGTGACACAGGAGCTTTACGAACTGAAGGTGGAGCAAGCATAGCTAAGAAACTATATGTAGGAACAGACTTAGACGTAGACGGTACAACAAACCTTGATGCCGTTGACATTGACGGAGCCGTACAATTAGATGCTACTCTGACAATAGGAGCTAACGACCAAGGCTACGATGTTATACTCTACGGTGATACAGCATCAGCTAACATAACTTGGGATACATCAGCAGATGACTTGATCTTTAACGGTGCAGCAGGACTTATTGTACCTGATGGACAGTTTACTTTAGGTAGTACAGCAGTATCCGCAACGGCAGCAGAAATTAACTTAATTGATGGCGGTACATCAAGAGGTACAACTGCCGTAGCTTCAGGTGACGGTATCCTTATTAATGACGCTGGCACAATGCGGATGACTAATGTGGACACTGTATCTACATACTTCTCTAGTCATAATGTTGGTGGCAGTAATATCGTCACAACTGGTGCATTAAACTCAGGCTCTATTACGTCTGGCTTTGGGTCTATAGATATAGGCTCTAGTGCTTTATCAACAACAGGGTCTGTTACACTAGGAGCTACATCTTTTGGTGACAATGATATAACAAATGTTGGAGATATTGCCCTTGATTCAATAAGTGCAGATGGTACAGATATTAACTTAGCTGTGTCAGACAACTCCGCTACAGCCCTTACAATTAAACAAGGGTCAGATGCTTATCTTATAATTGATACAGCTAACAGTAGTGAGTCTGTATCTATTGGTACTGGTATATCTGGTACAGCAATTACATTAGGACACAGCACTTCAGAAGTAACAGTAGCAGATAACCTTACAGTAACAGGTAATTTTACTGTCAACGGTACAACCACTACAGTTGATACAACTAACTTAACTGTTACAGATCCACTCGTTAAGTATGGTCAAGGTTATACTGGTACAGCCTATGACCAAGGCTTTATTGTTACTCGTGGAGATGGTTCAAGTAGTAACACTGCAAACAGAGGCTTTATCTGGGATGAGTCTGCAGATGAGTTTGCAACCATTGCAGCTAACACAGAAGCAGGAACTACTGCAGGTAACGTAACTATAAATGATTATGCACCCTTACACGTAGGAGCAATAACAGCAGATGATAACTCTACGTTCTCAGGTGAAATAGCTGCAGCATCTCTTGATATTTCTGGTAACATAGATGTAGATGGTACAACTAACCTAGATATAGTTGATATAGACGGTGCTGTAGATATGGCTACAACTTTAGCAGTCGCTGGAAATGTAGACTTTAATGGCGA